TATATGAGAGATTTTTACAGAAATAAAATAACTAATAATAAAATTTACGATACTACCACTAAAGGTTGGGTAGATAAAATAGATAACTTTGATAAAAATAAATTTTTTGATCCTGATAGGTTTGGATTAGGAAGGTATTAATTATGAAACACGGAACAAAAGTTAAAATAACAAAAAAGCTTGTAAGGGAATCACAAAGAAAACACACTGGTAAGTTTTGGCAAAGGTGGAAAATTTGGAAGCCGGTTGAATATTGTTCCGAAGGGATATTCCTTGGCTATAGAACAGTTCAAGACGGTACAACAGATTGGGAGGATGAAGTAGGAATGATATTTATGAAAAAATCTTGCTATAAAGTTGCTTTGGTATCTCCAAGCGCTAAAGAAAATCCTATTTATGTTCCACTTGAAAATATGAGAGAGTGTTTATTATGAATGTAAAAACATATGACTTTAAGAAAATTAACCAACTAATAAAAGATAGTGATCCATACTTGCAAAAATATATCAAAAGTCTCAAAAAAATAATTGAGATGCAAGAAGGAACAATACAAAAGGCCATTTTAAAAATACGTAAACTATCGAGTGGTGAATGGGGAGAGGATGAATAATGAAAAATAGAGGATACTTTGGAATAGGTATAGAAAATGGAAAGAATAAGTTTAACTATGGATCTCTTTATAGAACCGCAGGGATTTTAGGGGCTAGTTTTTTATTCATTATTGGAAAAAGATTCCAGCCACAAATATCAGATACTTGTAGGTCACATAAACATATACCAACATTATCTTATTTAAATTTTGATGATTTTTACAAAAACCTACCTTATAATTGTATGTTAATTGGAATTGAAATGATACCAGAGGCTACATACATAGAAAAATTTACACACCCTGAAAGGGCTTGTTATTTGTTGGGTGCCGAAGACCACGGGTTGAGTAAGGTTGCAATATCTAAATGCCACAAATTTATAAAATTACAAGGTGAGGTCTCTTTAAATGTGAGTGTGGCGGGGTCTATTGTTATATATGACAGGATTTCAAAAATTGGACATTAAAACCTGGAGTGAAATAGTAGGCCCATTAAGAAAGTGGACTAAGGAACACGTATTAACAGAACACACCACAAAAATCCTTTTAAGGCATGTAGAAGAGTGTAAAAGAATAAAGCACGGATTGGGACAGGTTGCACCGTCGCATACCCTCCCGGTGCTTTAAGGGATAATATAGACGTATATATTAAACAATTAGAGGAAAGACTGTGAAACCAAGAAAATACATATGCATACACTGTAAAAAAATAGTAGTACGTGAATCAAATAAGCAGTGGTCTAAAACATGCTGTGATAAAACAGGGCAAATAGTACATATAATTAGATTGGATATTTATGAAGCCAGAAAAATATTACAAAAATAAATTACAGGAAGTATGCGAGGAAAACGAAAGGCTTCGTGAGGAAAATAAAAGGTTGTGTGAGGTGTTCAGAATCACACCACGTAAAGTTGATAGTGGAACACGGCCTTATTATACCTGTGGATATGAAACAGTTAATCAATAAAGGGAGTAGTTGTGACTCCAAATCGGATTAAGTTTCGAAGGGTGAGAACAGGAGATAACTTCAGAATGGTGCTAAAACATAAGCTTAGCCCTGCCACAACTGCTCCCGATTATTTGAAACAGTTAATCAATAGGAGGATATAAGTGTCAGAACTATACGTAAAGAAATCATTCGGCAAAATGGAAGCTGCTGACGAAGCCTCTTATGAGATTATGAAGAAGTTCAAGCACGGTGAGGTATACAAAGTTAAAATATGGAAACCTCGTAATATAAAATTCCATAGAAAGTTCTTTGCGTTGTTAAATAGTTCCTACGATATTCAAAACAAATACAATACATTTGAAGCTTATAAATATGAAGTCTTGCTTCGAGCCGGACACTATGAAATCCACACAACATTAAAAGGTGTTCAGGTTCCAGTTATTAAATCGTTAAAATTTTCTGATGTTGATGATATACAATTTGAGGAAATATTTTCAAATACTATAGACGCAATATTAAACTACTTCATTCCAGAGATGCCAGAAGATGATTTAAGGGGTGAAGTTCAAAGAATTTTAGATTTCGTTTAACCAAGGGGTAAGTTATGAAATACCTAATCATTGCACTACTACTATTCACTAATTGTTTTCTTCAGCAAGAAACTTGTTTAATCACCATTAGAGCTGACGGTTACACCTATCAGTTCGTAGCACCTGAGAAGGAAGTAAATAATACGATTTGTCAAGCTAATGTGGGAAATTTTTACGACGGTGGGCTGTATATACTACACAATGTTACAGGTGGTGTGTGGTACGAAAACGGAGTTAACGTTTCCCTATATAACGATAGTATAGAGGTGAGATTCTCAATTGAAGCATCACCAGAAAAATACAATGATTTTATAAATAATATGCCAACTAAAATATATAATAAAACTATTATCGTGGAGGTGAAATGATATTAGGATACAAAGCGTTGATAGAAGAAATAAATAATAAGTTTAGTATAAAGGTTTGTTCTAAAACTATTAAACGTTATTGGAAAGCAGGGTTAATATATCCACCAAAATTAACAGGAAGGGGGCTTGAATTTAGCAATTGTGTTCTTTATAATGTGTTTGAGGCTTGGACAAATACAAAAAAAGGGTATACTTATAAATTACTAAGAGACGGGGCTGATTTCAGAGCTACAAAATGTAAAATAGAGAAATATGCCGGGGGAACACAGTTCTTTTTTGAAAATGAAAATGACCACATTGTTATGTCTATATCAAAAAAAGATTTATTTGAAATGATAATGTTTGAAATGATAAAAACAGGGGAGCTAAAATGAACAAAAGTAAAAAATGTGTTCAGTGGTTCTTAAAGTACTGCCCGGAGATAAAATCTATTGATATTAACTATCATAACAGAGTTACAGTAGTTAAATTAATGGACGGTAGAACAGCAGGGGTAAAGCTTAGGGATGAAACGTTTGACTTTGAGAAGGGTGTTCTGTGGGCTTATATGAAAGCTCATAAGAAGAAAGGGGATTTTATCGTTAGTGGACTTCCAGATAAGGTTATGTACAATGCCTTTAAAATACACTATAGGGGTGTTTTGTTTAAAAATGAAAAAGAATTTATGGAAGCTTGGAAAAAATTATTTTATATTTCTAAATACTAATGTCCCTCATACCCTTAAGAAGATAGTTGTCCCCTCCCTGAAATGGTGGTGCTATCTGAATATCAGAGCTAGGTAGTATCACCTTCTTCTTTGCAAGTGTAGTGTTAGGTGGTTCATATTCCTTAGCAATTACTAAGCTTTCAAATATCCGAGCTGTGTCGATTGGGTCTTTGTAGGTTTCAGATTCTATTTCAAGGAACTGCCCCTTATTATTCTTCAGTTTCTCATCGTCCAACCAGTAATGAAATTTAAAGGACCGTATCATATTTTTACAGTGGGGCATGATATACCAAGACGGTTCGTTGTAAAAACTTAAATCAGAATGTTCACCTACATAATCCATCTCTGTCATGATTTTATTTCTCATGACTTCAACTCTATCTCTATGGGGTACTTCTATTTTAATTCCATACCTGGAAAATTCATCAACGATTGCTGTCTTACCTGCAAACCCTGGGTCTATCCCTCTCTTGAGTATGTGGTATCCAAGGTGTGTGTTGTCATACTGCATTATCTTTGCACTAAGATCCTTCACAGTCATAGAGTATATTTCATTGTTTCTTTTTTTGTGATACCATTCCCTGAACCAATCAAAACTCGGCCACTCGTTATAACATACTCTATAAAACCTACCTTCTGAGTCAGGAGGAAACACGGCCCACCAACTAATGAAGGGATAAAATTTTTCATGATAATCAATACAGCAATAGCAATTAGCAAGCAGAAACCGTTCGTCATCCTCGTCAAAGTGTCTTACATGTGCTATTTCGGTGAACTTTTTGTAGACCTTGCCTTCCTTAGATAAATTAATACCCAGCACTCTTGCGTCCCATTGTCCAGGGGACACGGTTTTTTTCCAAGCTTCTATCTCTGCATTAGTTTGTAGCCCTCGCTTGGTTCCTTTTGAATTTAATTTTCCATCAGTACAGGAATTGTCATTTGCTGTGGCAGAAATTTTTATTACACGAGTTCCCTTTTCTTTAAGCTCATCGATAGTGTCTAACATTGGACCTGCCCGAAGAGGTGTTTCTGTAAATATTAATATCCCACCGTGAGAATGTCTTGCGGTGAAAGCTTCTACAAGTTCGGGCCTTGCAGGTTCGTCTATCCAATGCCACGCTATCATCCGACCTTCGAATTCATCAGGGTCTTGGTTAAATGTCATTACATCAAATAACCAATCTGTATCTGTGGTGTACTCTGAAAAATAACCCTTCCCTGCTTTAACACTGGTAAATCTACCACTCGGAAACCATTTTAAAATTTCCTCTCGAATAGGTCCGGTTGATTTTGTATTCTGTGGTGTTCCTACAATTCTACCTCTTTTAATAGGTTCACCGTCTGCATTTTTAAATGGCCAATCCCTAAACAACGGGTAGTCAAAATAAAGAGGATCGTTCTCAAACATAATATTTTTAATTATGTTTGCGCCTAAACAAGTCTTACCTGATTTATTATTAGTCTGGATATTTATTATAGTAGTACCGTGAATACTTTTACCTATCTCAATGATAGCAGGTTCAAGAGATCCTGTGGGAACAAACACTTTCATTGTCCGACCTTGTATGTATTCCGGAACTAAATCTTTTAAGCCTTGGTAAAAATCATTGATTCTCACTTTGCAACCTTTCTACACAAGCTATCCATAATGCAAGGGCTGTTTTCTGTTCCTCCTCTTTTAGCATTGACATTATTTCACCTACACATTTAGATATTGCTTCCATACTACCCTCAAGATCTATCACTTCAGCAACAGGTGCCCGGTTTGGAAAAAATTTATCTGAAAGTATTTTTAGGCAGGCTATACTGTTCTTTTCAGCAGAGGAGTCTAGTATATCTAATTTATGTGGACCGCATTCGGGGCATTCTATCGGGTGTAACTCTTCACACTCAGGGCACACAACAGAGTCAAGAAACTGTAGGTTTGGGCGGGTAGCTATATCAAATACACCATTAACAATACTTAAATGTACGCTTGATACATTAGTTTGCTCACCGTCTACTTTTCTTTCTTTGCATATGTGGGCTATAATTTTATCAAGATCTTTTTTCTTTTTAGGTAGCCCCTGCTTGTAATGTGCCCACTCTCCAGGGTGCTCTTTGTCTACAGATGTTTTTCCAAACGTAACTATATTTGTCTCTCTGGACTCTTGTTTCTTTTTCATTTTCCCTCTCTGGGGTTATTTGTTTTTTACATGAGCATTATATTTATCATCAGCTGCCTTTAATTGTTTCGAGGATAAATTTTCAATCACCAAGAATTTCAAATAGATCACGTCATTCTGAAGCCTCTTTAAATGCTTTCGCGTTTCCTCTATTTGTAGTATGTGAACTTGGTTCTCTTCTATTGCGTTTGTCTTGTGTATGCTGGTGACATAGTTATCGATATGGGGCTTTGCTACTCCCATTCCAATACTTAGCAAAGTTATTAATACACCTACAATTTTACCTATCTCAATTACATGCTCACTGATTTTCTTTTTCATTTTCAACCCTTGGTTTAGTTTTTTCTCTCATTGGTTTGAGTATCGTATCAAAAAACATATTAAATACAGGCTTAACAAATCCGTCAAATAGTAAGTCGTCCCATTTCCAGGGGGACATTCTTACAGCCTTTTCTGTGGCATAGAAACCTAACATGATCCATTGCCAATTGTGTATCAACCATTCCATTGTTCTCACCTCCCTCTAAGTTGTAGTCCTTCAAGTCCTGATAGTCCAGCTGCTAATCCTGATTTTCCTGCCAAAGTTCTACTAACAGCAGCGCCGCCCTTTAATAATCCCTTTGCTCCTTTTTCTAACCCTGACAGTGTTGGTAAAGTTACTTTTGATGCTAATGATGGGGAGCCTAATGCTATTTGTGGGCCAACTGAAAGTAATGATCGCCCCGTCGTTTGCCTGGGTAAAAATGTAGGCTTGCCACCTGGCCCTATTTCGCCTGCTAATTTTGCAAGTTTTGATTTCTCTAAAAAATCCTGACCAAACATTTCACTGAGATCTCTTACCAATTCTTGTTTTGCTTCGCTGTTTTTTCCAAACAGATTGTCAACAAAACCTTCAACCTTTCTATTTTGAATATCAACGCTCTTCCCGATAAACCCTTTTAGTTTATCTTCGAGATCCATTTTCTTGGCGAGCGTCTGCATTGCTTGAGCATATTCAGGGTTCCCGCTTTTGTTTCCAGCCCTAACAAGTATTTCTTTCATTTGAAATCTTGCGTCTTTTAGTGCTGAAATATAATCGTTTGTTTTCTGTTTTTTAAATGCCTCTCCAATTTCTTTGTCGATTCTCTTTCTAAGTCCAACGAATTGTTTAGCAGACATTTTTTTAGGGAACTTACCTTTGATGTCTGTTATGAAATTTTCTATCTGTCCCTGTGCAAGCTTTGATCTCCCTATAGCAAGGTCATCAATAGAGTCTTCCAAAATTCTTACTGTTTTTTTAATACCAATTTGAGGCATTTTTTCTAATGCCTCACCGATAATTTTATTTTCAGGGATAAATTTATCAAAATCATTTATAGCATCCATCAACTTCAGGCCGACTTTCCTTTGGGTTCCAGATGCTTTTATTAAAGCTTTAGACCCTTCTTTAGTTCCGGCCATTCTTAGAGCCTCTTCGGATACTCCAGATAATTCCTGTGCAAGAAAACCAGCCGCTTTATTGGGTAGCTCTACTAATTTTTTTACACCTTTCTTGGCTAAACTTGCAAGCCCTGTTAATGGTAAAGTGGGATCGCTTAGTATTGAACCTCCTATTTCAACAGTACCCCTGGCTACCTTAGACGGAAAGCCTTCTCCTGGTATGCCACCTTTAAGTTTTTCTATCTCTGGCCTAAAGAACGCAGATTCAGGATCACTGGCCTTGAATTTTTCACCTGTTTCAGGATCTTTTCTTAGTTTTCCTGCTAACCTTACCGGTGTTCCCAAAGCTTCTAACCCTTGTAGAAATGCACCACCAACACCTTTCTTTTCAGATGTTGTTGGAAAGATAGCCTTTTCTACTTTTTCAGGAAGGCCGAACAGTGTACTTTCTTTTTCCTCAACAGGAGATATAGCCCCCTGTTGCGCAAGGGACTGTTTTTTTTTGAGTTGTAAATATCTCAATCGTTTTCTTTTTTCTTCATTTGTTGGCATTACTATCTACTACCTCCAAACTCTGCTTCAAGTGCATCAAGCTCAGACTGTTCTTCTTGTGTTAAGCCCCTTCCGGTTGGAGCTGGGGTTTCTTGGGTCAACAGAAAAGGAGCCAATACTCTATCAGGGTCAACACCTATCCCAGAATAACCACCAAAGACTTGTTTGTATCTGTCAATAGTTTCATTGTATATTTTTTGTGATGAATCATGTAGTATTCCAGTAGCCCTTACAAGCTCTGTCCTGTCCCTATCCGTTAAACCTACACCACCTTCAGCCCATTTTGGAGCCAACCCTTTTACGCGCTCTATTGCTGCCGCCGATGCTGCTGTTCTGGCAAATTCTGATTCCCGTACAACACTTGGTGGATCTAATATTTTATTAAATGTATTTATTAAAATTTGGTCTAAGGCAATCTTTGTTTTGTTGACATCTTTTTTACTTAGGGTTCCGTTTTTTAATCCTTCAAGCTTGGCTTCATAATCATCCCAAGTGGCCTTAACTCTGCTGAATTGCTGGTTTATTTTATCAAAAGATTGTACTTTTGTATCCTTTTTCACCTGATTCATTAACTTGACTTCAAAGTTTGCTGTTTTAAAGTTTGGGTTGTCAATATCCAAAAGCTTGTCAGCAGCATCTTTTATTTTTTGTTGTTCTGCACTAAAGTCTTGCCCGGCCTCCCTTTCACTAGTTCTAAACTCTTGCCCGGCCTCCCTCTCGCTGGTTTTAAACTCTTGCCCCTCTTTTCTAACGCCCACCTTAATTTCTTCTTCCCTAAGGTTTTCTAATTGTTTCTGTAAAAATTCTCTTCTTTCTTCAATCTCCGGAATCTTAGAGGTAGAGAATACAGGGTCTTGTTCTATTCTCCCAAGCTGTTCGGCTTGTGTAGGTACTCTTTCTGTTTGTGTTGCTGGTTCTGGCATAGTAAGTTTTCTTTCTACCATTCCGAACGCCTGTTGAAAAGCCTTTCTTATTACAGGGTTATTTATTATTTCAGGTTTTGTCAAATCTTCTTGAAACCTTTTGACGGTAGCCTCTTCCTTTAATCTCTTTTCTTCTTCGCGCTCACCCTTTGCAAGGGTTTGTTTCTTTATGGCTATTCCCAAACCGGCCTCTTCTTCCTGTAGCCCACTAAGCGCTGCCCCTGCTGCAAGCTTCTCTTTCTCTTCCTTCCTACGCTGTAGCTGGCTGGATAGACCAAAGCCAAATTCACTCAACTTACTAAGCCCTGCACCAAATGCTAATTTTCCTCTTGCTGACATTATAGCACCCCCTGCACAGAAAGTTTAGCTGGTTGAGCAAATGTTTGAGACGGCTGTGTCTGTGGCCTCTTAGGTGGAGGTGGAGGTGCTGCAAATTGGTTCTGTCTCAATTGCTGCATGTATCCACTGTTGAATAGTTTTCGCCTACCTTCCTCTTCAGCTTTTCTCCTGCGATCTGCGAACATATCCAACCCGGCAAAGCCAAACTTTCTACTCCTTTGTGCTGACTCTTCCTCTGCCAACTCACCAGCACCACTTGCCGATACACCAGCACCCACGATCCCTGCTATTGCTGCTGCTATTCCTGCTATTGCTGCTCCTGCCATATTATACTCCTACATTATAAACTGCATCATTTATATCAACATCAAGCCCCAAGTAATTACGTATCTTTTCAATGGTGTTTCTTGTTTTGTTTAACATATCTAAGTAACTTACTTTCAAGTACTTAACACTGTTTACCTCAAGATATGCATTAAGTATTGTGTCCCAGTTTTCCAACAGTGTTTGAGCGTTTCCTCTTGTCGGTTTGAGTCTTAAATCAGGATTAACTTTAAAATATTTCACCAGTGATTTAGCCCTATGATTTATGTACCTCTCACATACTATTACTTTGTCAAGCAATGCGGGTTTAGTTTTTGAAAGCTCAGTTGCAAAACATTTAATTGCTTTTCCTTTGTATCTATCATCAGGTATGCCGTTATCAAGTGAATGATCATCTAATTCCCAATACCCTTTCACGTTGCATTCGACTTTGTTTCTATAACTAAACTTTGTCCCCACTATAGGCACTCCCAATAGTTTCAAAGTCTGCATCATAAGGCTTGAACCGCTTCTTGGTGTTCCTGTTACTACTATCATTAAGCGCCCCCAAAGTCTAACCCAGCAGGAGTTCCACCAAAGCCAATTCCACCGGCCACACCAGCCCCTGGACTAAAGTCTGGCCTTCTACTCACAGCACCACCACCACCTAAATCAAGTCCGGTTGTCTGTACTGTTTGTGGCCCTCCGGTTGGATTAGGTGTTATTGATATGCTACCTGTGTTTTGATTGGTGCCCTGGTTTGGTTGGTTCCCAAGATCCTTGGCTAATAATTGAGCAAATACAAGTGGGCCTTCTTCATATACAGTATTGTTCATCCAAGAGTTAAAACCAGCTTGCCACTCATTTGTCAAGCCACTAAAAAAAGCTCCCGGTGTCTCAGGTGGTACAATGTTACCGTCTGCATCTTTAAACACTGCGCTCCCTGGATGTGTCTGTGAAAATTGCAATTGAAGATTGTTAAAGTCTTCGATAATAGCCATCTGTGTTGCCATTGGGTTAGCTTCCTTGATCTCAATTCCTTCAGGTACATTCTGTTTCAAGTAATCAATTGCTACTTGTGGGTCCAGCAATCCGGATTCCACTTGTGACTGTATTTTGTTCCAATCCTGGAATTGTTTTTCAACATCAATACCCTGTTGTGCAAGATCTATTCTTGCCTTTTCAAGTTGTTGATTGTCATAGTGCATTCTATATTCATTGGAGAATTTTATATTTTCCATTGCCTTGGCTCTTTGGAAGTCCTGCTGTGCAAGGGCATTGTTTAAATTACTTTGGAATTGTAAATTTGCTTGCTCAAAGCCTTGGTTTACTTGCATAGTTTCAAGCTGTTGTGTGTGCTGAAATTGTAATATTTGCTGTTCTCTTCCCACATTACCATCTAATACAGCCTGTTCCCTTTCAGAATCAAGAGTAAACATTTTTTCCTGGAAACCCATATCCTGAGTCTGTAATTGCAACTGTAGATTAGATTGCATCTGTTGGATTTCTTTTTGAGCTGTTATATTATTTTCACTAAGAGCTACCTCATGCACACGATCAAGATACTGCTGTGCTTGGTTGTATCTCTGCTGTTCTATTCTCTCACCAGTAACAAAACCCTGCGTTGCTGTTCTTTCGGCACTTAGCCACTGTCTCTGTGCTGACTCTTGTAACCTCTCAAAGTTCTGCTGTGCTGTTACTATTTCTTTCTGAGCTTGGATACCTCTCTCTTGGGTTGTTAGTTCTTGTGCACGGTCTAAGTTGGCCTGATTACCCTGGTGATTTTGCTGTGCTATTTGCAGACTTCTTTGAGTGCTTTGATCTACTCTCTGCATTAAGAGTGCGAGGCTTTCTTTCTGGTTGTTCTGAGACTCTTCAAATCCCTGCTCTGCAAGCTGCATTCTTTCTTGTGCTTCAATACTTGTGTTCTGCATTGCTTCACTTTGCGCACGGTCTAACCCTGATTCAGCTTGCGTAAATCTATTCTGTGCAGTCTGTAGTGCAAGTCTGCTTGCTTCTGTATTCTGTTGAAGGTCCAACTCTTGCGCTCTATTTAATGATGATTCAGCTTGATTAAAATCGTTCTGAGCGTTCTGAACTCTTGTCCTGTGTACCTGATCTGAACTTTGTAATGCAAATTGTTGTGCCCTTTCAAGCTCTGATTCAGCAACTTGTACAGCCTGATCTGACTCTTGCATTTGGATGCGTGTGTTAACGTCGGTGTTTTGCATTGCAACGTCTTTGGCACGGTCAAGCTCTGCCTCAGAGGTGACAAGATCGTTCTGTATCTGCTGAAGTTCTTTCCGGCTCTCTGTCTCAAGTTGAGCAATGGAGGTCTGTTGAAGTCTGTTAAGCTGTGCTTCTGCTTCTTCAAAATCCTGAACTGAAAGAAGTCTTCCGCTATCTATCTGTGCCTGAAGGTTTAGAAATTCCCTCTGAGCGTCTATATCCATTACATTAAGAGACTCTTTTAAAAGTCTATCAATAGCGGTCTGCTGTTCAGTAAATTCTCTTCCAAGGTCAGCTTGAGACTCTCGAAAGTCAAGCTCTGCCTCAAGATTTTGACGGGCCGATGCAAGGTCGTCATTCTGTAGTGCTTTTTCATGTTCCTGTCTTAGTGTCTGAGTAGTAAGTTCGAACTGTCTATCATCTGCTCTGATTTGCTGTTCTGCTGCTAATTGGGCGAATGACAAAGCGCCTTGCGCTGTTTGTAATTGTGCTTCTATATCCCCTGCAAAGATACCCCTCTCACGGTCAACCTGTTCACCAGCCACACCAAATGCGGTGACAAAATCCTGTCTCTTTGCTTCCAATTCCTGTGCGTCTAACTGTGCTTCAAGTGTTGCCCGGTCAGCTCCGGACTCTGTGAATTTTCGTATTAATTCATCGGCCCTTCTCTGAGTACCGGAAAAGGCACCCGATTCTCTACGAAATTCTTCTATACCCTGAGTCTGTTCTCTGTCCAGTGTAGCCAATGCAGCACTTTTAATCTTTTCCGGATCTCTCCCAAAAGATGGATCTTGTAGAAAAGTATTAACCAATTCAGTTAATCTCTGGCTTGTCTGGGAATCAAATCCTCTCCCTGCCTGCTGCTGTGCCTGTTGTAATACCTGCTGAGTTAATTGGTCTGGTTGCACAGGTGGTGGCGGTGCTGCAAATTGTTGAGGCTGCTGGGGTGGTTGCCCTACCACTGTTTGGGCTGGTGCTGGTGCTGCAAACTGCCCTATCGGTTGTGGTTGCAACGGCTGTTGTGGAACTGTAGCAACTGGTAGTAATTGTATATTTTCATTCTCCAACGGACTAGGAAAATTGGTTGTGGTTGCCCTGTTTTGGAAGTCCTGCCTTTGCTGAAACTCTGCTTTTTGTGCTGTCTTTTGCTGCTCTTGCTGCTGTTGTCTCAGCTGTTTTTGTTCATCTGTTAATGCAGTTGCCATTTAATTCCTCGGTTCTGCGAAAGATATTTTTGCCATTATATCATTGCTATCTACTAGGCTTATTATTCTTAAAACTGTAATTACATCATTTTTATATTCCCACACATCAGATTGATATATTTCCTTGAAAACTAATTTATCAATTAAGTCTCCATAGTCTGCTATGTTTGGATTTGATGACATAGTACATTTTGCATTATAGCTACAGTTTCTATTTCTATTAGTCATTGTTTTTGTGTCACCACTATCTGATATTGTACAGTTTTCAAACACAAGCACTCTTTGGTTGTCCCCTTTAATTTTAAATCGAGAGTATGTTTTTTTGTGGGGAATTATCATTATCTCCAGAGTGTCACCTGTATCAAGTCCTAATTTATTAAATGACGCTGTATAATAAGAACCACCCTCTATATTAAACACTTCTCTTATGCTAACCCTGTCAGGTGATGGTTTTCTAAAGTCAGCGTTTATGTATAAAGCAATGAACAATATTACAATTATAATGATTGATAGGATTTTGATTCTCATAATTCTTCCTTAGTTTTTATTTGTGTGTTCATACCAACTAAATCTTAAAGTGGCGTTATTGTCATCAGCTCCCGATATAAGATAAAACTGATATTTTGTATTCTGATCTAATATCCATTCTTGACCACCACGGCTGGAACCACCACCTGATTTAGTAGATATCCCCTGCCCTGTTGATATTCCAAAGCTAATGCAATCTATCATTGTGCCAGATGGAGTGTTGGTACTCGCTGTGTGTATTGTTGTGGTTGCTACAGTGGAGCTGTTTCTGTTGTTGTTATGTACCGCCCTTGCTGGTTCTGCTGCACTATCTGCACTTGTACCCTCATACAATCCACCAAAGGTTGTTAATGCCCCTGTAACCTCCCAAACAAAATGAGTCCACTTAGTTGTATTTGGCGTAGTAATCACAAGGGACATTGTATCTGCAATGTCAAAGTCTACGTTTGTAGTACAAAAAGAAAAGTGACTTCCACTGTGTACTTCATGATGTTCGTAGTCTATAACCATTGCGGAATTAGTAGAACTGTCTTTTATTTTGTTATAGATTTCAGTTACGCCGTTAACTATTGGAGGTCTAAAAGCCAACAGCCCTATAGATACTATTAATATTAAAACTATAAAGTACTTTTTCATCTTTCCTCCTACAACCAAGATCCGGTTGACTCTGCTATGATATGATAATTAGTTCCATCTGATACAAATGTTACAAATTGATATTGATATTTCAATTGAAACCTCGTTTCTGGTAAATCCGGTGCTATTGGTGCTGGCCCTTTAGGTTGCCAAGCAGCATACGGTCTTCCTACAACCCCAAATATGCTTAGTCTTGTTGTTGCCATAATTTATACAATCAATAAAGTGTCACCAGCAGAAGGGGCTGTCGTAATTGCTGTAAATGTTAGAACCCCATTTGCCACTGTAAAGGCTGTTATGTCGGTTGCCTGATATCTCAATCCTGCTGTTGTTGTATTGTGCCTGAAAACTATGATTTTACCCTTTAACTGGTCTGCGTCGGTTAAACTAAGATCTGTTGAGCATGTTGTCGTTGTTAGATCGGTTGCACCAACAGTACCCAAGATAGATGTATCTGCACTTGCTGCCAGTTTAGGCGCTGCTGTAACCGATGAATTAATTTCTAATACATTAACATGAAACCCTGTAGGGTCTGCTTGAGATTGTGACTCCCACTCATCTACCACCTCTTCGGCTGTGGGTAATACTCCAGCTGCGTCAGGGACTACAGTATTAGGGGCGTAATCAGATAGCCCAGTATCAACTTCAGCATTAACCTGTGCAGCAGATAAATCATTTAGGCCGGTTAATTGATCACCCTTTGCTATACAACCCGGTGCCATTTTGCTATCTGTTATGGCATCTGAAGCTATCTTAGCAGCAGTAATAGCATTTGAGTCTATTTTGGCAGCGGTTAAAAATGCATCTGCAAATTGTTCTGAGTCGAGAGCGTCATTTGCAATTTTAGCGTTGGTTATCGCATCACCAGCAATTTTAGCGGCTGTTATTGCGTTGGCTGCTATCTTATCAACAGTTAAGAAACCATCAGCAAACTGTTCAACTGCCAAAGCGTCATTGGCTATTTTTGCATTAGTAATACAGTCACCGGCAAGTTTGGCTGCTGTTATAGCTGCGTCTTTTATATTCTCAACTGCAATTGCATCATTTGCTATCTTCGCGTTAGTAATTGCGTCAGCGCCTATCTGTGCAGCGTCTATAGTCCCGCTTGTGTTGTCTAAATCCAAACCAGCTTCACCAGTAACGTTTACATCCAATGCATTTGCTGGAGTTGTTGATCTCACTAACTTCGCGTTACCATAGTCAGCATGAGCAAGTATTGTATTATTATTCGCACTCTGGTTTACGCTTTCTCCGGTTAATACTGGAGTAGCCACATCAAGCAATTTTATTAAAGCAGCCGCTAAACGCCCACCGGCTGTTTCTGTAAGAATTGTACCCATAACATGTGTTAAACTAACATCGAGATTGTCACCACCATCAATAAGGGCATTGTTTAACGCTTCCGCCCTAAACCCAATTACCGGACCTGTCCACGGAAGAATACCAGTAGCAAAACCAGTAAACCAGCCAAAACCCTCAGTGTCATTGTTGATAGATCCACCGCCTGAATCAGGTACTTCAATAGTGTACATTGCATTACCTTGATTTACAAAATCATAGTCACCACCTGTGTCGGTCGGCGTAACTGCTGTTTGAGTAAATGCACCAGCGGTTGTAACAAAATTCCATACCAAATCAAGACCAGCCTGATCATATGTAACAGATTCCTCGCGAGATTTAAAATTAGTATCATCTATCAAAGCTACCTTATTGATAGGAACTTCACTTAACGCAACATCTACATCCATCCACATGTCAGGCATTAGTTACCTCTTTAATTTTGATTTGCATAATAATACCAAGGGTTTCCTGAGACTACAACCGGAACATAGTCAAAAAACGGAATTTTAGGAGTAGGCCACATTTGAAATGGATCAATTGTAATATCGTAAATTTCCCGATCTGATAATTTATGATCATATATGTAAGTGTAATCACCATCACCATACCAATAAAACCCACCAAGAGAGTGACCAAAAGACCCAAATGCTATATTAGCGTTTAATGAGCTTAAACCGCTATATGCATAAGTATCAACTAAGTCACCCTGAAAATAAGCGTATCCATCTGTCCCGTCCCACGATATGGCAATTGTTGCCCATTCTCCTAATGTAAAGCTTTTTCCTGTTGTTTGTTGGTCGGTTGATCCTAGTCGGGTAAAAAAGGTTAATGAATCAGAAAATAAATAAATTCGATTACCAGAATCATTGTGACCAAACCAAAAATCGTTTGAGCCTGACACATTAACCCTTACTCTTGCAATTATTGTTCCACTACTCACATTCATTTGCGTTGGGGTTTTTACAACAACAGCTTCATCCGAACCATTAAAGGTTAATACTCCCCCAACTTGGCCGGGTATCCAATTGCTATCACCCATATTATTAAAATTAGTTGCCGGATCATTAATAATAGCATTGCTTGGAACCCCGGAACCCTCATTAAATAACCATGCACCCACCAGCCCTTTCGACAAAGGGGTTCCTGCTTCTAATGGCGTTCCCAATAATGGTTTCATGCTATTTTTCAAAATATCCCTATTCTATTGAATACTTGTTAATTCTTGTGCTAACACTTCAACTGTAACTGCTTCGTCAGTGTTCCCGGATAGGGTGGTTTTTAAAAACATTACTTTGTCTAATATTGGTATGTTCCAACTTGTCACAACATTGTTTCCTAATTTTGCATCTACATCAGTAAGCTTTGCAAAAGTATCCCCACTTTCAGATGGTGCTGTTTCCATTAATAAATTACAAGGTAGTGTTGGACCTGTTGCGCCATTAGTTACAATAACAGTTACCATAGCACCATCAAGCGCCCCTGTTAAATCGTAGGTATCTGTTTTTGATGCCCCAGCAGCATTTGACACTGATGCGATTAACTCTCTACGGGTTTTTGTAGGTGTAGCCATTTTATACCTCGTTTAATCTGGTGGTAAGAATATTACTTAAATTAGCATCTATGTTTTTTCTTGCTAAAAATTCATCACGTTCAATAATAGCCAAATCTCTTAATGTTCGAGCCGATGCTTGTGAAACTTTCATTCGTTTTTTATAAACAAATTCGGTTTCTTCACCTTCATTCCATATAGCAGTTGCAAGCCCTACATCTGGACTATTTTTATCTGCTTTTACGTATCCTGTCCACATTAAACACCCCCTAATTATTTAAACCCGTCTATATCCTGATTATTAAACATATTAAATGTTACCTTTTCTGTTGAACTATCAATCTTTTTGTACGTAAATTCTACCCCTTGAGTTACAGACGCATCAGGGATATCAGTTTCAAAACCACCTTTTGAGGCATCGATTAAGCATGTCACATTATCACCTGGACTATACTGCCCTTTAACATGCGGTTGTAATGCTGACAAATTAACTGTGCTCATAACCCCACATCCTGCATATATGTCATTATAACGATTGGAAATCCTATGGTCCCTGTATTGACATCACCCAGATTAATATCCTGTAAAGTCCACACCCCACCTACTGCAACTATATGCATCACTCCCATTTCATACGTCCCACCATTTTCTAATCTTATTGGGTAGTGCAACTGTGTTTCCGGGCCTATATCGTCAGGTATACCTTTTAATGTTGTGCTTCCTCCTCCGGAGCCTGTGGCTTGTATTTCTGGTATGGTAACACTCATTATATTTCCTACTTGTGTGACTGCCATTGTAACTACTGAGTCTGCTCCTGTAACATTTGTTAGAGTACAAGCAAAAGTAGTGTCAAAATAAAAAGACAGTGCAGCAGAACCAGGATTAAAACTTTGTGCCCCTGTGAATAAAGCGGAATCCATTGTGGTACTAACAAATGTAACCGCACTAGTTGAGAGTACGTTTTGATCCATATCATATACTTCATTGTCGCCCTGTCCTGTGTTTACAGTTGCAGCATCACAAGTACCAGAGGCGGAAATAGTTGTAAAAGTTCCCGGCCTTGCAGAGCTTGCACCTATAGTAGCCCCGTCAATAGTACCATTATCTATGTTGACATTTGTTAAATTCTGACCATTCATATTCTGTGCTGCTGCCCAAGTAAGCCCTCCCGAAATATTCACCGCTGAAATATCTCCACCGTTTATGTCAAAGCCGCTACCTTCTATTTCTGTAGCGCCAGCAGTTAACTTGCCAACTAATGCAGTGGCGTGTATTGTGTCTGCTTTTAGGTCAGATATCTTTGCCGTGTCTATTATTGCAGTGTCTAAATTAATTTTTGTAATAGTAGAATCCGGAAAAGACAACCATCTTGCAAATAATACCAGAGAGTCAATCACCCTGTCTGCTACAACAATACTTGAATCAAAGTTTTCATTAATGAGACTGGCAACCGCCCTTGTCCCTCCCGAAAAGGTATTTGGTATTGTCCCCTTTTCAATAGAATAAGTAATTGAAAATAACAATAAAATACTAAGAAAAATTCGTAACATATGGATCACCTTCTAGTTGTAAGTTTAGTAAATTTAAATTTGGATCGTTGGCAGTCTGTTCCCATTTTAGGTACAGTATATACCCCTCAAGGTCGGTTGCAAACTTTAGTTTGTCATGTATAAATGTGTTGAAAGCCCAATTGTCCACGTCCCACGTAAAGCCCAATGTGTCGTCTTCATCTTCTGCCCACAACGAATCACTTCCAACGCCAACAGTTACCATATTTGACTTGTTAGATATTTCTCGAATAAATCCGGTTATGGTGGAAGTAGCAGCCTGTTTAATAATTACCCTTACTGCTGACCATTTCATATAAGCAGCAAGATCAACAAGTATAGCACGAAACGTAACAAAGGCATATATCTTATCAGTAGCACCTCCAACTTCACCATCATTTTTATATATTCCATTGTCGTATGTGTTGTTAGTGTTATATTTGTAAATCTTTGGAACCGTAGCATGATCTTGAAGCATGTACATGTTTTGGGCAAGGTCCACAGCCATAAAATTTGCACCGTTTGAATGTCTCTCCCAAGGTGCTATTACTTCTTTGTCTGGCAATAGTTGTAACTTGTTTAAATTCAACACCAAGCGAGCGTTATTTGATTTAGTACTTAAACTACTATCATTATAACATAGGTGGTATTCTGTTCTTATAGATGTTCTTCGTATTGCTGCACACGGACTGTAAGAAGTGGTAGTGTTATATATTTTTTCCATTTCTTTTCGTTGGTCTGCTGATATGTCGTAGTCAAGGAACTTTTCACCGTCAAATATTTTCATACCATCAAATGTAAGTCCGAATATATTTCCTGAATATTCTCTGACTGTATTTATGTCAAAGAAGTAATTATCAGTAAGTTCTTTAAATCGTGCGTCTACATCTGCTTCAGGTAAGACTAAAATTCCACCCGTTGTGTTTAAATAAAGATTCCCTCTTAAATGAAAAATCCCTTTAATCTGATAAGGAAAAACATAGGTGCCTACAAACCTCTCCATATCATACACATTTGTAGTAGATCTTATAGAATAACGCAGATTGTTAGACTCTGCACCGAATATACGTGCATCATGAGCGTATATATATTCAAAGGTGGTTGGAATAGTATTGCCTTGGGCATTGGACTCATATGTACGAGCTGTGTTCTTGTTACCATTTGAAGTTATGTCGAAAGCTGTAGTCGTATTATCTCCGGTTTCATGCCAGAAATATGTAAGCCCTTGAGTGGTCAATTGCATCCATACTACTTTATTAGATACTTGCCCATCTGCTGAATTGGCAAAATTTGTTATTGCAACAGTCTTATTGGTGCTATCAATTACTACAGAGCCAATACTTTCACCTACTGAGTAAAGATTGTTTCCTCTACCGTATGACACCCATACATTATATGTTCCTACTGGTATAGTTCCCCCAGCCTTTGCAGTAGCCACAACTCCAGAAGGTGGGCTTATGCCAATCTGATACCCGGTAGTACCTTCAATTTTCACCATTGCAGAACCGTTGGTAATCCAACATTTATCTAAGTAGTTAGCGAAGTAAGCTTTACCATCTCCCCCCGTGTCGAATAGCTCAGTCTTGGTGCTTAAATTTACAGGGGTGCTATATATCTTTTGGTCTGAGCATAATAGGCGGTGTTCGGTCCCATCCAACTCTCTATAGATATGCATTCCTCTACCAGAATTAGCCAAAGCCACATCACCCGCAAGGGTACCGGGCCTTCTCTGTGGGCCATTCCTTCTAAGAACAGCGTTTAGAGAATCCTGAACTTGATTCTTGCGTATTTTAAGCATGTCTTCAGTGGTATTTGAACCACCGGAAACATCCTCAAAGTCTATTTTAATTGGCTTTGCCATTTATCTACTTAAAGCTCCCATATCTCTGCTGTTCACTTGCCCGTGTCTGTTCATTCTTCCACCATCACTACCTGTTAGATTAATTGAATCGAGCTGGAGTAATCTGCCTGACTCGAGAACAATATCACGTCTTAGCTCATCACCATCAAATTGTACCGCCTGTTCATAGTCCTTCATTAGTCTTTGCCATTGGGTTTGTGACCTTTGAAACTCTGAGGATTGAACAGAACCGTCTTCTCCCAATACTGCTAATTGTGCGGTCCTTAAAAGTAATTCACCTGGGAAATAACTAGGCTCTACTCCAGAATCTTCAAAGTCTGGAAGTATTTTCTGATATCTCATTATCACAGGTGTAACCGGATCAAAGAAAAACTTAATCACATATGATTTTCCAGCAGCAGCAACACCGCCTTTGAAGTCAGATACAATTTTAAAGCCCCTCCCTTTTCTTCCATAGCGATAATAATAGTAATCAAGCTTACCATCGTTATCTTGGTCAGTTCCTATCACTATATTTCGTAGCCAATTTGACGGTAAGGTCTGTTGTCTGTCGACTAACGATAGTTCAAGGTCAACCCACAAATATTCCCACGGGCGATAAAGTTGTAAAACATCTTGAGCGCGATTTAAATAATCTTTACGGGCATTAACTACAGTTTTGCCAGTATTGTTATTTTTATACCACACCTCAAAACGATTGGCTACATCAGAAAATACTTCAGCGTTTAACATTACTTACCTTTCTTGCCTTTTAGCACCTCTATTTCCTTCATGAGTTTTTCGCGTTCAGCTTCATGAGCTTTTTCAATATTCTTAACCTTGGCACTGTGTTTTTTGGTAAGCTCACGTCTTCGAAGGATTTCTTTGTGCTGGTCAGGATTGGTTTCCTCTACGTGCATATCTTTGGTCTGAATTTCACCAGTTGCAAGCACAGCTTTGAGCTTTTTCTTTATGTATTCTTTTGTATCTTCAAATACGATATATTGACACCACGCATGAGATCCTTTTTTTGTTTCTACCAATTGAAAGTCTATTTCTTCCTCAACATATATTGGTTTGTTATTTGAGGAGTACATCGGCGCGCCTGTTGTCGGGTGTATAACCTGTTCAGGTACGAAAACCTTAACCGTTTTACCGTCAACCACTTTCTCTTTCTCTATTTCTTTGGTCACTGTAAAAGTAGCCATATTTGTATAAGAAAAGTAGATTACCTCTACCTTTCGTTCTGTTTCTTCTGCTGGTATAAATTTCATCATTTCTCCTATTAGAGTAAAGCGGGGATTTCACCCCGCCTCTGTTTATTTAGTTGTTTGAATAACTCGCTGCCTACGCTTGTGAAGATGTACAATTCCTAACACCATTTCATCAAGAGCAGTTACGCTTTTTACATAGACATTATATTTGTTTGCTATCAAAGTAGCACCCAATGGCAACAGTACCTTATTCCCCCCAACTGCAATAGTATCAACAATGTTGGTAGTTACAAGAGAATCGTTGTTATCAATCTCATCAACTATAAGTTGAGCGACTCCAGCAGATGCGCTATCTCCAGACAGTTTCCCAAAGCTTAGAATATACTGCCACCCCTCATGCCCTTGAGGAGCCAACCCACTTAAAATAAGTACGGAGTCTGCACCATCTAAAGTATCAAGTCCGGAACCAGCCACACCATCAGAGTATTTTATTACACTTGGGTAGGTGGTGCTATCCATAAAGTCAGTTTCCCATCCAGAAGGACTTTTCAACTGATCTGTAGGAGCGTTTCCGGAAGCGAACGCCAGAGAAGCAAACAATAAAACAAAAATTAGCTTTTTCATATTCACCCCCTATACCAATTCCGTTAATTTCATAGTACTGTACCCACCGGCAAGCTCTAAAAGCCCGGACTCACTGAAGAATTCATCCTTCTGCGTATCCGAGGAGTTGCTTTCAGTGTTAAGCACAATGCTCATATCTCTGTTTTTTGCTCCTGCTTTTCCATTTTTACCCAAAGGTGGGTTTCCATTCTTATACCGATATTCGATATCTTCAGGAAGAATAAGCAGTGCTTTACCTACATTGTTCCCATAGTTAAAAGCATCATGTGCTACGATTGCAATCTCCGGCCCGGAAGTTACAAGAACCTCAGCACGAACACCCCATTTTTCGTACACATTACCTTTTGACTCTCTCCACGTCCAAGCGTTGTTTTGCTGCATTGCTATGATGCGAGCAAACGCAAGGTTAGACATAAAGCAAAGGTACTGTTTGGTACGATCCATTGAGTTGTGCATCTTGTTAGGAACATTCTCTACCCATTTCTCAAAGGTCTGAGACCCATTAAAAGAATAAGAGCTTTGTGCTACATCCCAAAGACCCTGAGTCGTTGGAATACTCACCCCTAAATCTGTCAAAGAAGTAGTATTGCCACTTGAAGCCCGTTTTGAAAACAAGAACGCTCTTTCAATTGCCCTTGCACTGTGAGTCATTTCATAATTCTTATACCGATCAAACAAATTCCCACCGGCCTCTTGCCGCGAGTCTTTCGCTGACAGCGTAGTTGCAATAGGGTGTCTTTCGATATGAAGAATATTATAAATATTATCATCAGTATTTGAAATGTAGCCAGGATCATCACTACCATATTCATAGTCATTCCCTAAGTACATTAACGTATCCCCAACACTCGCGGAGAAAGTTGATCCAATACTGATAAAGCTTACCGTTGTTCCAGAAATCTTATCGATAACGCCAACAGTGTTATTAGCGGTGTTCTGAAACATCATTCTCGTAGTAAGTTGTGTAGCGGCATTTGCAAGAGTAAGATCTAATGTACTCACTGCTGTCGGTGACTGTGTAATCACTTTAGGCGTATGAGTAAAAGCCTCTACCCTGGAATGGTCGCTCACTTTCTTTTTTATAAGACCTGCCTGAGTTGATACCTTTCCTTTGTCGACCTTAGTTTTAGCGATCAACTTCATAAGGAATGCATCAGCTGGCATGTGGTCCCTGATTTCGTCTGCAATTGTACGCCCTAACAACTGATTTGCTGCCGGGTTTCCATCTACAAATGCAGTATCTTTTGTATATCCCATAGTTACCTCTTTATGAAAAGTTAGTATTTATTATGCATCCAACTGTCCATAGTGAAACGTGGTGTAGCGGAAGAGGGTTTTGCTTTTGGTTGACTTCTACCTGTTTGTCTGGTATTACTTGTTTTTGTTTTGGCACGCGCTTTGTGAAGGGTGTCGACTCCTTTAGTATCACGAATTTGTTTTACAATGGTTTTTTTATTACTCATGTAATACATTGCCCTTGCAAACTTTTCAGTGATTCTCAACCCTTCCGGATCTGAGAAAAACAATGTTGACCAATCAGTCCAAGCTTTTTTATACTCTTCAGTACTTGCATATGACTTGTCTCTGTTTTCCCTTTTAAAAAGATAGTGAGATAAGTCACCGCCAAATTTTGGATCAAACAAAGCTTGTCCGAGTTCTTTATTGCTACGCCAGCCGTTATTTTTTACAGCATTAAACATATTTTCTTGATACTTGGCATCTGCGTTAACAACCGATCTGTCATAAGCAACATCTTTTTTGTCAGACAGCACTTCTTCTCTCAATTGTTCCATATCGAACTTGGCTCTTTCAGCCTGTACAACACTTGCAAATTTTCCCTGTAGTGTTCGTTTGGGGCTGCCCCATTCAATTCCGTGATCTTCCATCGTCTCACCAACAAGATCAATCACGTCCTTTAAAGTATTCTCCCACGCATCCACGCGGTTTAGTACTGGCTTGTCTGGTTCAGCTGTCGGTGCCAATGTCTGAGGCTGTGCCTTAACTGGCAATTCAGTTGTTTCTTTAATCCCTTTCGTATAAAAGTCTACAGCAGCTCCGATATTCTCAAAGCTGTCTGCCCCAAAAAATTCCTCTTCTACTACTTTGGTATCTTGCTCTTCTGGCTTTGTTACCGTTTCAGTAGTTTCTTCAGTTGGTTTTGTTTCTGTTACTTCTTCGTTTGTTTCTTCTACAACTTCTGATTCCTGGGTTTCAGGTTTATCGGTGTCTAAATAAACATTGTCCTGTGAAACAGGATCAAATATATAGTCGACTCCTTCTACTGGTTCTTTTACTTCTTCTGGCATTTTTTCTCCTTTTAGAGTAATAAAAAAAGGGCGTAATAGCACAACAACGGTTAATTATACCGTGTATGGTGCGCACCATTACACCCTTTATGATTTCAGTTGGTATTTAAAAAATGCTAACTTATAATCCCTACGCTTACCAACAAGCCATAGAGAATAAACCTAACATTATCATTTTACAGTTTCAGTTGTTTTTAATTCTTTTAAGTCCTCTTCTTTCAGCTTCTCCCCTATTTCTTGAAAGGCTTTTTTCGCATTTTCAAGTGATTCTTTATGGAGTGTTTTATCTTCTTCTACCTTTTTTTCCTTTTTTGCATCCCATTTTTTACTCTTTTCTTTGTAAAAGTCTACAGTTGTTCCAAGTGTGGTTTTTAGAGCGTCGAATGTTAAATATTTATCGTTAAACATATTTTTTTTCATATCTTCTGCAAGCTCTTTGTTTTCTGGGAGCGTAACTGGACCCGGACCTTTAATCTTAGAAATAATACCATCCCTGGCTATTACCCACAACAATATCTTTCCAAACCTTAAATTTTGTAAAAAAGCCCCCGGACTATCTGTCCATATTCTTTGATCTCTGATTGATTTTAGCCCCCTATTTAAAACATTGCTTTTTAGGACTGATAGCATGTCTTCAAACTCTTTATTAACATCTTCAGGGAGAGGTTTATCCTTCATCCCCTCGTGATATTTGTATTTCATCTTGCCTCTCATACATTAATAGTTGATCAATAACTTTTTGCACTCCGCTTGCCTGTCCTCTGAGAAAATGTACTTCCTCAGTTGATAAAGCTTTTGACTTTGAATAATCTATACCTATGTCAAATTTGGTTTTCCACAGCATAAAGCGGTAGTATTTATTTTTAGCTACTATTGATAATTCTTGAATAACTGTAGGATCGTTTAGGTTGTACTGTCCCACTGTTAATAATTCATACTTTGGTTTTTCCTCTTTAAGCTTGGTGGCTGCGTCAAGAAGTTTAACATTGACAGAATCATGTTGTTCCCGTTCAAGCTTAAGTAACTTCTCATACTTTTCATTAAGCTCAGTAAGTTCTTTGTTTCTCTTCCAAGGATTAAGTTGCAATTGGTACTCCCTGTGGTTGAGGTTGTGGCGCTGGTAATTGTTGTTGCTGCTGTTGCTGTGGTTGCGCCTCTGGATAAACAACATCATTATCACCTATATCTAATTTGCCCATCAAATTTTCTACTATTGCTTCCATATTTATTCTTTGGAATGCAGGGTCTTGAGTTCCTCTAAGATTCATTAGCATTGTAATAACATTGTTTAATCTCTTAGCTTCAGCTGTCTTGCTGCTGGTGTACGCTGTCCTGACTATAAACTCTAATGCTCCAAATATTTCATCTTTTCCCACTAACAACTCGTTCCCATCAGCTGCACTAATCGCAAACTCATCCGGGAATACTTGTCTCATCATATTTATGTTTAATCGAAACATATAAATAAGACCGTAATTGAATTGATTGAGATATGAGCCTTCTTTTATATCTCCCTGGTCTTCAAGAGAATGTACAGCAGCAGCAGTGACATTCTCCATTGGGTTTGATTTACTTTGTCTTGTGTTAACATTTGGATTAGAAGCGGTACTTTGAACAGAGGAATTAATTTCTCTGAAGGCATCCTGCGTTCCCTGAACTGACCTATCTTCAAACTGATTAAAAGCAAGCATATTGTTTATGTGCGTTCCTTCTTTTACATCCACACCTATCAATCCACCATTAACCCTGCGATTATTCCAATCAGCTGAATCTAATGTCCCTTTACCGTAGAATATATACTGGTCTAAAGCCCTCATAGCTACGTCAAGTTTAAGCCCCATCAAAGCGTTGTAAATATTCTCATGTGGAAGTATCAGCTCACCGTCAGTGCCGCCCCACCATACATCAGTCCTACGTATATAACGGAAGACTGTATAGGGCATCATGTTTCTATCCCAAATGTCTTTTTGTATTCGGATAATCTTACCATCTACTATCTCAAGGTAATACGGGCTTTGGTTGTCTTCATTCCCTTCAATGTTGAGGGTGGAATACATGATAGTTTTATCTATCTGCCATTCCCCACCATCCTCAGTTGCATCTGTTTTATAGTCTGTGTCCTTAACGCTCTCTTGTACCTTAAGAATCTTTTCACGGATTTTATTGACATTCTTTTTTACATAGAGACTTTTATCACTTTCAACCTGAGAAATAAATTCACTCATGTAGATTCGTTCAACATGACCGTGATAAAGTGAGTCTTCAAAATTGGGACAACCGGGATCTTGAAATTTATTCCTTGGGTCAATAGCGAGATTTTTAATTACTGTATCTTCTTCACCCTTCACTTCTTTTCTGGTGAAACCATCACCCTCGTTAACAGTGACCATATAAGAACTCATAAGGAAGTCAGGGACGGAATAAGCTACTCCGGTTCCCCACTCTGCACAATTCTGTTTTATGATATCAAAATCTTTTTGTAGGAAACGAGTTCTCCGAAGGTTGTCATTCATTGCCTCTTCAATAGTTTTAGCGTTGTCTCTATCGGTGGAAGAAGTCTTTTTTACTGTAGCGAGATTTTCACCGGGATAATTCCCATCGAAAATAAACTTTCTCATCATGCTGCGGGCTTTTTGTATTGGAAATCCTATCTTGGATTTATTGTTATCCTGCCCATATTCCATATTGTTCGAGTCGGTTAACCTGTCAATTCTTTTCTCAAGCCTCTTATATACGTCATTGCCGTAATAATTAGACTTTTGAGTAAGAGCTTTTTCGGTTATCTTCTTCTCAAACTTAGAAAATTTTTCTTCGAGGTTAATTTCCCCCATTATCGATTCCTTGTATTCTGGTATATAGTTCCCTGGTGTTCAATGATTATTTCAGGTGCGTATCCTGAAGCTTGCCCCACAGATATACCTAATCCCTCCACCCAATACCTCATAAGGTAAGTTTGGAAAGGTGTGAACCTAACTTGCATTATTGCATAATCGGGTACGTCTGAAGTGTCTATTGCTCTACTTGTTGCCTCGTCCATAGAAACCACATCCAAATAAGAATGTCTTGCTCTATGTGGGCCTACACCAAATGAATCAATTGCAAAAGTATCTAACACGTAAAGAATCTCTTCCCAGGAAGTATCCCTGGTGAGTCGACTTTTCACAGTAGTAGAATCATCGGTATACGTTCCAAGCTGATAACCAAATACAAAATTAACACTGTCGCCAGAGAAACCAGCCTGTGCAGTATCCTTAACCTTCACTACTACCCAAAATGTTTCCCACTTACCAACATTTTCAATAATGGAATCAGAATAAATCACTACTCCTGAGTCTAACGTATCAGCACGAAATACAAGCGTGTCCCTCATTCCCTCCCAGTTTGTAGCGAATAGGTTAAGCGCTAAAATAACTATCCAAAAAAAATGTTTCATTCCTCCTCCTTAAATGGTTCCCAAGGCCTTAGTTTGCTTGAGACGCATATAATTTTACCACTTTTTATTTTTGGCAATTCTTCTATAGATTTACCACCCTTATAACCTACTAATTCAAGATACGCATTCACCACAGCTGCTATTTCTGGCCCACCCGCCATTAATGCTATTGCACACATTCCTCCTCCTTACAATATTCTGACAATCCGTTTATTGTTGCCATATTTCTAAGCATATTTTCAAAATTATTGATTATATATTCATGTGCTCTTTTTGTTAATTCTTCAATTATTTTGTTTCTCTCAGACTTTTCCATAACTTAACCAACCTTAATTTCATTTACTTTATGTCCAGCTAATTCACATACTCTTTGGCGTGCTCTCTCAGTTAAAAAATGGCAAACGATTGGGCCTGTAGATCTAGAGTGCAACTTTTCAAGAAGGTTATCGTTATTAATTCCTTTTGGTCCATTGTTTGCGGCGTACCAATACAGGCCACGCTTTGTTGTTATCTCTTTTCCCATAACTTAACCGCTTAAATAAAAGGTTAAAAAAAACTATTTAATTACACTATCCTTATGAACTGTTTCAGTAAGAGTGATTGTATCCAAGATAGCATTTTTATAAAACATAATATCCTCAATTATTGCATCTACTTGGTTGGGATAGTCACACGTCTTAAGTTTAGAGAGTATTTTTATTCTATTCTCCAGGCTTATCTTTTCCCATTGTGTTTTTGTGTATTTTTTAGGTGTTATCATAATAATGTTCCAAGATATATTAAGTTGTCAGTATCTTTTAGCATTGGGTACTTCCTTTTACCAAGCACTTCAATTTTAGCAGTAAAATATCTTTCTGCTAAAACACTAACCTCTTTAATTCTATAAGTGGCGTTATTTCTAATATTTTGCCAAACCGAATTTTTTGAGTCCCCAATAATTTTTTGTGAAAAATGGAACGTCCCTTCACGGGTTGATAATTTTTTAAAAACACCCACCGGGTTTCTTGGGGCATACATAAATGCCTCTATCTTAGATTTGTTTTTAATCAGTTTGTTAAATATAGAATTTTTAGGTATTATCATTCGTCCCAAACATTCGTTGTTTTGCTGCTTTAACTCTGTCACTGTTTAATAGTTTTATCTCTTGTTCTATGTGGCCCATCCAACCTTTAAAGTATATTTCAAATTTTTCATCACCTGTTTTACCCTTGTAACGAAGTTCATCAAATATATCCCGCGCTTGCCCTCTATGTCTTTCAAGCGTCTCTTTGGGCATGTCTTCTATTTTAGTCCACATTCTTCCATATCTCCAGCTCCAATAAATTTCATAAGGTACCCATATAAAGAATATAATCAATTCCTGTAAAATTAGTAGCATTTTTTTCATTTTCGTGCTACTTTGTTTGCTATTTTATAAGTCCATCGCATATTAAGTACAATAATATCATGCAGTCCCATTATTAACCCAATAACAACCACTAATACACAGGCAGTAAATAATAACCCAACAATTCCACGTATAAAAAAGTTTTCAAAGATTTCCATTCCGTATATCAAATGGTGGACTTTCGAAGTAATAACAGAGCTCAACCATATTAATAAAATTACCCCAGCTATTTCAGATAATTTCAATCCTATAAATATTAGTATTTTTTTCATATACCCTCAATTAGTTTAATAAACCTTCTCGTACTTCCAAAATCAGGACAAAGCCTTTCTGTTATTATAAGATCTCTGTAGGCTTTTTTATAGTCTTTATTTACAAGATGCACTTGCCCTCTAACATAATAAGCTTTAAAATATCTTGGTTCCCTTTTAATTGTCTGATCTAACAATTTGATAGCTACATTATTATCTTTGGCGTTTATAGCAGAGAAAGCACCTAAGAAAGTCATATTAGCCATATAGTGATTTAAAGACCAAAATGTTATTATTATAAATAGAGTTATTCTAAACAATTTATACGCCTCCTGTTATCACTCAAAACATAAATATTCCAACATTTTGTGCAAGTTGCCGAAATAATACAATATTCAAAGTTTTGATCTATAGACCTCGCTACCGATATTGTGAATTCTATATTCCCACAATCACATTTTAAGTTTCCTATCTCATTTAATTCAGACATTCTTATTCGTCCACCCACTTATGTTTTTTCCAAGAGTTAATTATTTCTTGGCAATGTGGCATAATAAAAAGACTCCTGTTAGAATATCCCTTATTTAAAAATCCAATTAAGGCCCAATAGATAATTTGATTAGGTGGAGTATTTGTAGCACACTCCGAAACTATACCATAGAATAAATAAATGAACATTGCCAGCTTAAGATTTAAACTCCTTTTTCGTGCGATAGATAGTCCAGCGATTAATAAAAAAAGAATTAAAGCAACTGAGGAGCAACTTTGAAGAAATAAATAATGACTGTGCGGGCCTGCATTGTTCGGAACTGAGTTTACATGCATATCCCCGATACCTACACCTACTATAGGATTTTCTTTTACCATCTCCCACATTTTCGGCCACGTTGTTTCTATTCTCCCTCTGGACCCTGCATTGATTTCATTTCTCACTTGTGGGATACCTGCAAGGATGGCTAAACATGTCACAACTATTATCAATAGTTTCAATTGTACTTTAACGATAAGAAATATTATAATTGCAAGACACAAAGCCAGCATTGCACCACGGGCATGAGTTAAAACCAAAGCCCATAGAATAACCGGATATCCTATTAAATATATTCCCGGCTCCTGCTTTTTCAATCCTAATGCTAATACCATAGCAAGAAATAAACCGCCTACATTTTTATGCATAAATATAGGGTTGAAGTATCCGTATCCATTCGTGTAATAATGAATTGTATACCAAACCGAAGTCACTATCCCAGCGTAATAGATCCACCGAAAGATTTTCTCATCGAAATCAACATAAACATAAATCACATAAAATGTAAGCAATCCAAGGTATTGGAAAAATAAGGGACGGTAATTGATAGACGAACCTGTTGTAGAAAAATATGATAAAGTTATTACCGTCCCAAACAAAGTAACTAATGTTATAATAGTAGATTTAGGAATTCCTTTGTACTTTTGGAAGCACATATATCCAGCTAACAAAATAGGAGCTACTACCTCTCTATCGTGTTGAGGGTTAAATACACTTGCTATGCAAATTATAAAAAGTATTATGTCCATATATCGTATTCTATTTTATTCATTAAACAAGCTCCTCACACAAGGGTTTGCATCTACAAGCGCAGTATATCTATTGCTAAACTGCCTACTTTGCCTCTCTTCTTCCCTTCTCATGCCTCTTTGAAATTCCAAATCACATTTGTGCATTTCATAGCTTGCAAGTCTTGCAGAAGCAGCCAACGCGGATGATATCACACCGGCGACCATCACACTACTTAAGCTTTGCCCTCGTTTAAGATTTACAGGTATAAGCCCACCTGAAGACTTTGCATCTTCTATTACTGGCCTTTCCTCAGGAAACCAAAAATACCAATAGTGCCAGAAATAAGCTCTAATTATTTGAAACAATCTATACTGCATAAACCACACTTTGAAATTTCTGACCATCAGATTCAAACTCTACACAGGCGTGTTCTCTTCGAAGGTCTACTATGGAAATACTACCGTCAATATTTTTAATACCGATATGTTTGTTTATACATTCAATAGTCACGTCACTTAACTCTTTTGCTGTTATTTTTGCCAGTACTTTCATTTTTACCTTTCTTTTTAAATATCTTAGGCCAATTATTATAAAAATTACTCCAATTAGTCTGGTGTTTAGTAGTACTTACTTTATGTCCGGTTGCTTTCACAACGAATTCATCCCCACCCTCTGCGTATTTTCTGCGTTCTGGTTTACCTAATATTGGCATTACTTCTCCTTGAAATGTTTGCACCAAAAGTCTGGCTCTGTGTATAATGCGTCGTTGCAGTCCCCGCCCTCAACACAAAATTCAGCGTGGTCTTCTTGGTCTACTTTGCAAGGTCTGTGTTTTCCATTCCACAAAACAACGTCTTTACCCCACCATTCACACTTAGAACATTTCTTATCAGAATCTACGCCGACAAAACAATCCCCAGTCATTGCATCACAACATTCACATTGTTTGTAATTAAACTTCCCTGTACAGTACTTGCAAAAAGAGGTATGTTCTAAGCTCATATCTCTTAAGTGCTTATCTTTATCTTCGTATTTCATTCAAACTCCAATTTATGTTTTTTACATATTAACCCAAGATCTTCAGCTGCGGGGATTTCTTCAGCCGGCCCCAAATTTGACCATACATCTTCCAGGTAAGTTGTGTATATTCCACACTCTGGAAATTTCTTACAATTTGTACAGCTTTGGTTTTCCATTATTTTCCTCTCTTTTTTTGTACATGCTTCCAGAAATATTTATCACCGTGTTTTGATTTTGTTTCAAATCCTTTAAAACCTCTAAACATCGGATCTCTTGTAAATTTTCTATCTGTTCTTTTCATATCATTCCTCCCGTTACATATTTTTTGTACGCTGCTTTAGGATCTCTGTAATGTAATTCAAGACCCTCATTTACCTTCTCCCAACTCTCTGCTACGAATGTTTTGCAGCCCACTATTACAATAAATCCATTTTCGGCTGGTTGTATTGTTACTATTTTAATCTGGCCATCAATAACGGGTGACGCTTGGCCTACACCTCCTGAATAACCTGTCCGAAGTGTTGGCCGATTTCCACGCTCCGGATCACACTGTTCTTGTGGTTGCCCACATGCTGTTTCACCATTCATAACTTTACTCCTTCCCTTTCTAAAAATATGTTTTCTCGCTAATTTGTATCATTTAGGCCGTTTTTTGGACTTTTCTATTAGATTTTCGAGTGATATGACAGCTTTTTTAATAGCGTCCGCAACATTGTTAAGCTCATTACAACTCCACATATTATTCCACAAACAACTGTAATTGTTGAAGTTACACATAATACCACCCATTAACGCTTTTAAGTTATCAACCTCATTTTTTAGTGTTTCTTCGCAAATTGAGCCATTTAAACCACTTTTTGACTCTTGTTTGTCAAGATTAATGGTGTTTTTAACATCATGTTTGTGAATGTGGATACTTATCCAGTTTGAAATTATATGGTACTCACTCTCTAAATTGCTTAATCTATCTTCTATATCCTCATAGCGAACTATAGAATGACTCTCCAACACCTTCAATCTATCCTCTATACGATCCAAACGATCCGTTACATCATTTGTTGTAGTCACGACCCGCCCCCACAAAGCAAAATCATTAATATTGCCAATAATAAAACTACCTCAAATGCCAATATAATAAATAGCGCCCCTGCTGATATATATAAACCTATTTTATTTAACATATTATTCTTTTCTGTCAAGCTAACTCCTTATATTATATAGAACTTAGGTTATTTCCCACACAATACACACACCTCTGTTTTTTCATCACAAGTACCATCACTATTCAAAGGTATGCTAAGATTCCATTTTGGAAGTGGTTTAAGCCCCAACCATAGTTCAGTCAATTCTTTAAGTGTATAATTTTCAGCGATTAATTCAAAATCTCTACCACATATTTTTATACCATCTTCTTTTACATCATACATACACGTAACTTGATCTAAATCAATTACCGCTAATGAAGCATCCCAATCGATCGCACTCTCAGGCAAATCCTTTGCTACTTCTTTTTCTGCTATCTTTATTTTAATTTCAATTATTCGCATTTTGTTTCCTTTTGTAAACGTAAGCTGTTGTAAAATATAGAACTTAGGGGGGTACAGGGGTAGCCACAACTCCAGAAACCCCAAACCAAAATTCGGGTATACCCCGGCCTCCTAATACTCAAAATATCATTGATCATATGTACATGTGTATTAGCTTGTGAACAAACACACTTGTTACAATACCAACGAGTAGTGACACAACCACAATCCCTATTATCTTAGCTATATCTAACACACTAAGCTTATCATCCATTGTTTACCTCTATTTAACCGCTAAAGTTTACATAATATTAGTTAAGCGACATTCTTAAACGCTTAACTGTTGCATTATATAACCATTTCACTGATTGTGCCACGAGTATGCAGAATAGTAGCACGATTATACGTGTTACATTATATATAACGAGTGGAGTGTGCATCAAATAGCTCCCAGGGGTGCCAAAACGGTAAAATGAGCGATATGTTTTGCTGTGCATAACGTTATTGCGAAACCCCTATATTAGCGTTTGCTTGCCATTTAACCTATCTGTGTTTAGTATAGTATGCTTGTGTCTAAACAGTTTGAATAGAATCACAACTAAGCATACAATGACTAATCCATTAAACACCATATCATACTTAACATAATTCTTTGGCACCTGCTTAAGCTCACTAATGGTCCTTGGGCTTAGCATTATAGTAATGCTACCACATTGATATTTGTCCCATTGAGTTAGTAGCACAGTGTCTTTATTCATTGCCCACTCCACACGGTTCTAAATGAAACCAAACTAAAGACATATCAAGCATATGTGGCTCACTATATGATATTGATTGATTGCAGCGTACACAAATAGCGTGCCTGTTGTCTTCTGTCATGCCTGTTAGAATTATAACCATCCCATTTATAAAAACAACACATAGTACAATACATATTATTATTAAAGCTATTATTTGTTTCTTGTTCATATTAATCTATCCTACTTGTATCTGCTTGTGTTGCAGGTATATTTTCAATACCGTGTTTTGTCATAACATTATTTACCCACATTAAGCCTTCAATAGCTTTAACAGCCTCGTTAAAGTTTAAATCCCCTTCTCTGTAAGCATTGAGTACTCCTCCGGGAGCATAAGTATATCCTGCTTTCAACTCTTGTGGTTTGAAGTCTAATCCTTTTCTTATGCTGTTAGCTGCTTTTACTATGTGATTCCAACCTTCTTTATTCATTATCTATTCTCTTTTTAATCTCATCAAATGTGACCTTTTTAGAATAAAGTTTATTGTCACCTGTATCTTCATTGGTATTTGCTGGTTCAGGTAATGGAATCCAATAATCAATACCTACAGCTTCTACCGTATTACTACCGAACTCACACCATTGGTAGCCTATGTCTGTACGCATGAGATAACCATACATAACAGTTTCATTGTCTGAGAAGAGAACAGGATTATCAAGCCTTGGAAGCCTGTCTTTTACTGATATCCATTTACGTGATACCCAATTGTATTCTTCACAGTGTATGCATTTATTCATTGCTGGAAGACTTCCCCTGTTTTAATCTCATTATCAATTGTAGAAAGCATAATATCAACATCTTCATTGACACTATCATATCCGTAGTAAGAGTTATAGGTTATTGATATGTTATTTATAGCGCCGTTTAGTTCCCAATATGACGCATCAAATGTATTCCCATATTCTGCATCTCTGTTCCTTATAAACTCTAACAAGTGTATTATTATATTATTCTTTTTACAAAAGTGTTCTATTTTCTTTCTATTAGTCATCATTGTCCTCAATAACTACTATCGGCAACATACTACTTGATATATAATTACAGTTTGCAGTATCACCACATATTTCGCAACGTCCGTGTGATGTTGCTAATGTTTGAGGCCAATTGTTGTTTATGCGGCATTTCTTACAATAATACATTTAATCCTTCTTCTAACCATTTAATATATTCTTCATGATCGTAGCTTTCATTTTGATTCATTAATTTCTTTATGCGCTCTTCTTGTTCCTTAAGGTCTTCATGTTGTTTGTCTTCTGCCTTGGTCCATTCATCCATTTAAATATAATCCACTGTAGGAAATGCGAGTGATGGTGTTGGAACTAACTGAAACGGCTTTGGTGGTTCAGGTGGTTTAATATTTAAATCAGTATATTTTAATGTACTCTCCCACTTAAATGGTTTAATGTCTGTTGTGTAGAATTTATAGTTTTCTATGGTTTTGCTAAGTGATTTACTCTTTCTGTTTTCCAAAGCGAGTATTAATAATTTAAGTGCTGTTGGATGTCCTATCATTGTGTTCTGCTGTTTCATCCATATCAACTCGTGTCTTGGTTGATATCTATAGTTGCGTGGGTTCTTTAACCATTTTCTTTTAATCCTCTTTCTCTTGCTTCTACACATCTTTATTAATACTCTATCTACCATTGCATTAGATTCTACCAGGTGGATTCCATCTATCCATAAGCTTCTAATGCCGTATTTTGAGTAATCAATCATTTAATACTCGTTAAGCGTATTTCAGCGTCACACTCTTGATAGTTTTCGATTATTGTACCCTCAAGCCATTGTTTTGTAGTTGTTAAAGATATAATTCTATCACGTCCTTTAAGAAATGAGCTTTCTTCAAAACTACCTATATTTCCTGTAAAATAAGTTCCAAAACTTATACTTTCCACACGCACACTCTTGTGATGCTTACCATCAATTATAACGTTTACCTTACTCATTCTTTCTATTTCCCTTCTTTTTGGGCTATACATTCCTTGTGCTGCTTCCCAATCCTCGATATCAACAATAACATGACGAGGATTTACATTTTTATAGCTTGCCGGGTGTTGGTGTTTATGTAGAAACCCTGTATAATCAATACCTAAATTTGGAAAACCGTGCCTACTCATTATTTTATCCTGTACACTGAATCCATAGGTGCAAAGCTCACTGTTATTATCTCAGTACCGAATCTATCTATCTGTACTGCGTTAGTACCGTTTTGTCTTATTGTCCTATAATATATTGATCCTTGATATTTAAACTTAGCGTTGATCGGTATGTTAGCAAATGCATACGGCATTGTGGCCATTGGAACTCCTATAATATGTACCCGAACTTATCATAAATGCTATTTTTAAGCACTATCTTGTCATTGGGTGTCATGCATGTCCATTTCTGTTTTAGCTGTCTGTAAGTGCTGCGCTTGGTCCCTGGAGTGTGTTTCTGCTTGGTTAGGAATTCATGTAATCTTCGAAGCTTCTTTGCTATTGTACCTCTCATTGCACCACCAAATTAAGAGTTTCAAAATGAGGAACAGTGCATAATCTACTTAAACACTGTCCTCATTACCACCACATTATTTATTAAGCTCTCTATACTATAATATACAACATTTCTCGGAAACAAACCTATTTATTTTCATTTCCTGCAATTTAATTCATATCAACAGCTTAAATACAATTCAAATCAAATAGTTGTAAAATAGTTGTAAAAAAGTTAACTTATTTTCATATAATTTTACTCTTGGTTCCGTTGGTACCATTGGCTTTCCTGTCGGGTGCCTCTATCTTGTGTTGTCATGTAAGCTGTCAGGTTTGATGCATTTTTGATGTTTTGTGGGTATATTAGTAACATAGGCAAACAACAAAACAAAGGAGAAACAATGAAAAACTTACTACAACAAATCACAGCCAGAATACTCAACAAATTAAATGCGCCGATGTTTTCAAAACGTCACAGACATGAAGAGACTCTTACATACAGAATATTAGATACAACTAGAGTAAACCAAATCAGATGGGCATTAAATAACAAGTAGTATAAACAAACACAAACAAAGGAGTAATACAATGAGAACAGAATTTATAGAAACAGAATCAAGATACCAGGCAAAGAAAGCTTGTCCTTGGGCTGCAATAGTTACAAAAGTTGTTGGTGGATACAAATGTTTTGAGTCTTACACAGATTACGAAACTTGGAAAAATCAAAACTAACTACTCCCCTTTGGGGCAATGGAGGAAGCGTGACTAAATACATTGTAAAAGATAGCGGGATGTTTATAAGCGTGCATATACGAGACCGCAAAGCACCTATCCTTTTAGATTCCTTAAAAAAGATAGGTGGTGTTAGTGCTGCTTACACACACGGAGATTATCAATTAGTTGTATATTATGCAGAATGTTTTGATAAGGAAGAAATAATCCAAGAGATTAGAAAAGAAGCATACAAATATTTTTCACGATAAAACTCAATCCCTCGCCTCCTACCTTTGTTTGTCTGTTAGGGGGTGGGGGTATTAAAGGAGATATTATGTCATGTGTGGGATGTGAATATGTTGGTGAAGGAGTCAACCACCCAAGATGCAAAAGATGCGTGGATGATTTGGGTGAATACAGAGGGTGGACAGCCGCCCAGCAAAAAAAAGGGGTGGTTAAACCTTCCACACCAGACAGCAAACACGCGGATGTAATTGCTTTTGTAAATGACGTTGCTGAACATGATTTATCAGAGGCAGAATGTTCAATCGGGTGTTTGGAGGAAATCGTAATGAGGGCGCGGGGCATAGCGCAACAACACCATTTGTAGAACGTTGTTAACTATATAAGATAGAGAGGTAATAGTATGGAATCAGCGATATATACACTACAGAGTCGAGCCGAAGCCCTACAAATTAAATTAAATCGACACAACAATGGGGTAGAAGCACTCTCTGTTTATAGCTTTGGCATAATAACTAAACAGTTGTCTGACCATAAAAAGGCTATCGCTAAATTAAAACCTGGAGAGAAAGAGGTAATATGAGAAATGAAAGGTGTTTAAAATTTACTGTCTGTATGCATGTTGGGAAGCGAGATTGTAATACATGCACGGACAAACTATTAATTACCAAACTAAAAAAGATGCGCAAAGAAACACCGGAGGAGTGGGTATTTTTAAAAGTTTTGAAACATGTTTCTGATGATTGTGTCGATGAATATCAAACCCATCGGAGAAAATATGACAAACATAAAACATCCCGGCATTTAATAGTTAAAGAACTTTTAGAGCTTGGTTATAAACACAGGAGGAAAAAATGAAACTCTCAACTATATCTAAATTAATTGAAATGGCTATTGAGAAACACGGTCAAATATTTCCAGTAGGTATCCGGAAGTCATTAAATGATTGTATCGTTGTAAGCTGTGGTTATGTCATGCTGTGGTATGATTTCGAGATAAAAAGTGGGTATTCAACTGGTGTTGTACATTTGGAGGTGTCGAAATGAAATTTGAAGAAGCTAAAAATGAATTAAAGAAACTGGCTAATGGTGATTATTACAGCATAAGCTATGAATTTAGTGGACACAAAGACGGCAATAATGATGTTGTGTGTTGTGTGTATATTAATGATTATGGTAGTTGTAAACGCTCCAATTGGAAAGATGTACTATCTGTTATGAAAGCTCAAATTGAAGGCCGTACTGTTTCTTCTGAAGAAATGCCTGAGGTAGAGGTATGAAGATGCGTTATAAAGTAGCTGAAACTACAAATATATGGAGCCGATACGGGGTTAAATGGTGGATCTATGACAGTGTTAAAGAAGTAAATGTCGGCTCTGGGGTTTCTCGGCGTAATGCTTATATGATTACTAAAGCGTTGAATGCTGTTGAACGTCAAAAGGTGCCGTGTCCGGTGTGTGAAGGTACGGGAGGAACGCAAGAATACTGTTTTTTGTGTGCAGGAAGTGGTAAAAAATATTAATCTTGGATTATGGCTGTATTTTGTAATTAACGAGTAATACACAAGCACAATCCAATATACCGGACCTGTGCTGTTAGGGTGCAAGGGTGAACTTTTTGAAAGAGGAGGTAGAATGCATATAAAATTTAGATATTGGGGACACAAGAAGGGTAGTGCAAGTATTGGCTCTATTCATTTTATTACACTTAGTGAAGATGAGCTGTGCGAGTTGGCAAAATCAGAAGTTGGTGAACACTCTATGGACGATTTTGAATACAAAGATTTTACTGTTGAACAAGTTGTATGTGATTGATTCCGATAATGTTGGATATGGAGGAGGGCAGTCGTCAAAGGCGCAGGAATTAAAAGAAAGAGAAGAATAACCCGCACCTTTAACGCTATGTCGGCATAAGTTGTCGGTATAGTGGAACCGAAGAGCTTCCAAAACTTGGTTCCGGGTTTAATGACCTGTCAGAAACGGATTTTTCTTTACCAAACGAGGGTTGTCGATTTTTTAAAGAGAGGGATTTCTCATGTGTTTACCAAAAAAATATAAATGTTCCAAGTGTGGTAGGGATATGAGGTCTTTTGATAAGTATAGTTGTCACTGTTGTCCAGACCACCCAAACGGTAAAAGTTACAAATACTTTAAAATAGCAAAGCATTATCCGGAATCAGACTGGGACGGTGATATTTACGGACTACACCATTTACAATATTTAATTGATCATCAATAATTTCAAAGAACTAAAGAACTGTATAGTATTAATATAATATAAAACTAAAGCAATTGCTTTAAAAAGTGAGTTAATTATGATAAAAATAAAGAAAAAGACTGTTACTAATAGGTTCCCGTTGTATGTTGTTGATAGATTAGAAAGAATAAGCAAAACAACCGGAATAAGTAAAACCCGCATAGTTGAACACGGCACAACCAGAGAAATCAAGCGCCTCGAAAAGATATTTAAAAATAATTAAAATAACTATAGACAAACGTCTTACCATTGACTATATTAGTAGTATAAAGCTAATTAATCACTAAACAAAGGCGGGTAGGATGAAAACATTTAAGATTTGTCCAAATGGCACTATAAAATTTTACTTAAATAACGAACTACTATATACACTACCTCGCAATATTAATGACAGAGAATACTATTTATCAATAGGGTATAAAGAAATAGTATGGTGTGGCAGAGGTTTGACTTATGACTATTAGTTGGAAAGTTACATGCCCATATGTTGGAGCTGCTATTAATTTTGTTACAGCAAAAACAGCAGAAGAGGCGATTGAAATTGGTTATGAGTTAGCGTCAAATGGCATCGGAGGAGAAAGGGCTCAACTTATCTATAAAAAACCACACAACTATCTTTTAAAAATACAGTGCGAAAAAGTAATCCCGGCACACAAACAAAGGGAAACAAAATGAACAAATCTATAAAAGTAACAAGCGAGTACAGAGTTAACGAGAGAGGCGCGGTTTTTGATGAATGTGGAAAGTTTTACTGTATGTGGTTTGTGCTAACGGACGAAGAAAAAGAAATTGTAAAACAAAAAGAATTTTCCGAAAGACAAATAAACAAACAGGGGAAGTAATTTCCAAAGGAAACTTAGCATGAAACACATAATCAAACCAAACGAGAGAGGGCACCGCAAGCCTCTCTCCAACGAAAAAACAGTAAGCTATACTATAAGACTCCCTGAATCCCTTAAAGCTAAATGTATACTATTAGGGGCTATGTGGGTTAGAATGGTACTTAAGAAAGAAGGTAAATAAGATGAAAGGTTTTAGAAAGCAGTATTTGGAATGCAAGGATTCTGGAAACTTACAAACTATAGATAATATCAAAGGTGAATTTCCCCCACAAATTAATGTGTGTATGCATTATGGCGCTGTGTGTCAATCTAAGCTATGCAGAGAAGAAAGATTGCACATGAGCAACTTACTTAATCTCATTAGCAACAAGCTTAAGAAAGATAACAAACTATCTCCTATACTACCACAGCCGAGGGAATATCCTGAATGAAAAATTGTACTTGTTATCAAGCTGTAAAAGAAACCACTAAAGTAAATAATTTCACAGCTGCCTGCGATCAATGCAATGGTTGTGAATCTTCACCGTTGTATGAATATGAAAAATGTGGTGGTTGTGATATAAGAAAAAAGTGTGACGTGTTTCTTAATCCACAACAATATTTATATGATGATAGTTAGGGTTAATGGTACTTAAGAAAGAAGGTAAATAAGATGTCAGATAGAATGACAATTACAATTGCGATTAGAAAAGGAACTGTCTCAGATTTGGATAAATACTGTAGTAAGAATTTCCCGTGGAAGAGAAGTACTTTTATTGACAAGGCAATTGAAGAGAAGTTAAGCCGGGAACTATGTATAACTGATCCGGAAATGCGAAGGTTTGCTACCGGTGGTATTAAGTCAGAGCATAAACCGTTTTGAAAGAAGGTAAATAATGAGTGAAGAATATTTTTACATAATAGACGGTGAAAAACACTGGGACAAAGAGCTATTGTTGGCATATCTATTAAAAGAAGAACTTGTATTTTGTAACAGCCGAAAATATGTCGAATTAAATGGGGATATAAAACCCTCTACTACTGTTATTTTTGCGCTTTGTAATGATGTTTTTGCTTGGGCGTGTGCTGATTGTGAACCAATACTTCCAAGTGAATATCCAGAGCTTTATGAATTGAATGAAGAGAATAATAAGTGGGGGCCTACAAAATGGGCATGCAAAAAAAGAAACCTGCAACCACAATCACCTATCGTAAGAGATATGAAAAAAGATGGCTATTGGGACAAAGAAATGGATAGTTTGAAAAAGAATAGTAATTAATGGTACTTAAGAAAGAAGGTAAATAAGATGAAAGACTTAAAAGTAATTCGCGAATATAACGACAAGGGTTTATTTGAAATTGAATGTAATAAACTCATTGAAGAAGGGTATCTATTATATACGGCAAGCTGTGCGTGTAACGGCCAAAGCAGTGACGAGTGTTATCAGGCTATATTTATATCACCAAGCGTTAAACTATCTCCTATACTACCACAGGAGAGGACATATCCAGAATGATTAAAGCGGTAGCTATAAAAATAGGTGATAAAATATATAGAGGTGCTGGTGGGGACCGCCACAACCATTTGTATTCTTATTTTGGCGAAGATACTTTTGCAGGACCACACAAACAAGGGTTTGTTGATGATAAAGGTAAGTTTTATGATAGAATAGAAGCTGCTGCACATGCATTTGAATGTAAGCAGACTAAAAAACAATTTGAAGCTTTACTATCTGAGGACTTATGGTAACAGGAGGTAAGCAGTGAAAGAAGATAAAATAATAACAGTGTGCAATAAATGTCTTAGGGCATGTTGTTGGCAAGGGTATTTTATGTGTGACGAAGCCAAATACGCTGGCACAGTTGAGAAAACAGTATCAAAACTAAAGAAGCTTGATCTTGAACACTCTGATTATTGGAAAGAAGGTAAGCAGTGAGAGAATATATAAACAATATTGAAATCAGTGAGTATGCCGGGCATTGGGGGAAATCATTAGTATATGTTGATAATAAATTAGCATCGGACGGAGTTAATCTTAGGCCGAAAAAGGGGTATAAATACTGGATACGTTTTATTAAGTCACATCCTAATTTTAACTCTAATTGTTTAGTGAGTGATCATTTTAGAGATGGTAAATCGTTTGAAGAAAAATATAAGCAATGAAAAAGGAGTCATTCGAACCGGCAGAAGGCGTAAGCTATCTTGGGTCAATCTCTCAAAGAATGGAAGAGTATCCGGAAGACGCTGAGGAACTTTTGGAAAATTGGAAAGAACAACAAGCTGAATTACAAATAAATTAACGAAAGGAACAAAATGGATAATTGGATACAAACTTATAGCGGGAAAAAGATATACCCTCTAAACCCTAATCCTCATGATATTTGTATAGAGGACATAGGACACGCTCTATCAAACATTTGTAGATTTACCGGGCATTGTACAGAGTTTTATTCCGTGGCGCAGCACTCTGTTTATGTTTCCTCTATGGTTAGTGAGGAGAATGCTTTATGGGGCTTACTTCATGATGCTTCCGAAGCCTATATCTGTGACATTGCACGGCCTGTCAAAACGTCTCCCTCTTTTGAGTTTTATCGAGAAGCAGAAAAGAGACTAATGGGTGCTATTGCGTGTCGTTTTGGCTTAAGCGGAAAACAGCCTGAAGAAGTTACAGCAATGGATAATGTATTACTTGTCACTGAAGCGCGAGATCTGGGGCTGCTTACTAAAGATTGGGAACTATACGACGTTGAAAAGCTTAAAATGACTATTCGGCCACAACCTCCAGAAAATGCAAAACAATCTTTTTTTGATTGGCTTGAAGTTATTAACAGAAGAGGTGTCGTGTGAAAATAACTATAGATATACCTGATATAGACAAAAGAAATTTATCTGATGCAAGATGGGCTTTAGAAATGCTGGCAACTACTCAAGGCGGGGAGCTATGCCTAACTAAAGAATCTATCACCAAATGGAAAAATATTATAACTCAAATAGAGGAGAAAATAAATGGATCTTAAAAATTTTGCAACACCGATAGCAGCAGATAACCAATTCGTTAAAGTTTCAATCGGAGGATTTGCTGGAAGTGGAAAAACTAAAACGGCTTCAGATTTTATAATAGGATGTTATAAAGATATGAAATTAACCAAGCCGGTTTTGTTTGTAGACAATGAAAAAGGCCGGAGGTTTTTAGTCCCGCTATTTAAAAAACACGGTATTGAAACACTAGTAAAAGATACTGTTCATTTGGCCGATGTTTTACATGCAATGGAATTTCTCAGAAAAGGAGAAATTGACTTTCTTTTTGTTGATTCTCTGACAAAGGTTTGGTATCAATTTTGTAAGGATTATAAAAAGAAAAACCACCGTAGATTCATGACGTTACAAGATTGGGGTAAAGTAATACCTGAATGGCAGCATAGGTTTTCCGATAAATATGTTGAGATCGAAGGTAATTTCATATTTACCGGGCGCGGTGGGTATACTTATGACCTGGAGGAGTCTGAAGACAGCGGGAAAAAACAGTTCGTTAAGTCTGGTGTCAAAATGAAGCTTGCAGGGGAAACGCCATTTGAGCCTGACCTTAATATTTGGATGCAGGTTGAGCAAGAAATGGTTGATGGGAAAGTGAAACAATGGAGAATCGCACAAATATTTAAGGATCGGTCAGGGCTTATTGATGGTGCAACTTTTAAAAATCCAAAGTATGATGATTTTAAACCTGTGGTTGATTACCTCATGACCGTAGAAAAGGGAGCTGTGGCACGAGAAACAGACACCACTAATTTAATACCAGAAGAATACTCCGGAGAAAAAGAACAGTGTACGATCTTAGTTGAAAATATATATGGTGCGATCGAAGCCAAATACCCTGGCACCACCAAAGAAAACAAGGAAAAGAAGTCAAAAATAAAGCAATGTGTTTTCGACACCTATTCAGACACAGAAATTAAATCAAAAACACTTGCACAGCTTCAAACTGGATTTAGTAGAATATCTGATATTGTTAATTCAGATACCGGATATGACGAAATGATTCAGGATTATGAGAAAGATTTGTCTGAAAACACTCTTCCTTTTGATAAATAATTACTAAGGAATAAATAAATGCCTACATTCTGGAAAAAGAAGAAAAGTAAAATAAAAATATCCACAGCCGATGCGTGGTGCTCTAAATTTATTCGAATAAGAGATGCGGACGACAATGGATATTGTAGTTGTTTTACTTGTAACGCTGTAATTTTCTGGAAATATATACAAGCCGGTCATTTTGTTTCCAGGGGTAGGGCAATGACAAGATTCGATGGAAAAAACATACATGCTCAGTGTCCTACATGCAATATGAGTGGTGGTGAGCAAGGAAAGTATGCTGTCAAATTAGATGAAGTATACGGCCCTGGAACTGCTAAAATGTTGATAGAATTAGGCGGTATTCGTGGGACAAAAACACACGGCAAATTAGCATTAAAAGAAATATCAAAAGAATTTAGATTAAAGGTAAAAAAATTAGCTAAAGAGAAAGGTGTTGAGTTATGAAAGATTTGTATGAAATGAAGCTAAGAGCTTTTTGCAAAGGTTTGGAGATGGAAAGTATAGATAAATTAATGACTGGGACAGTTGCAGACTTTCACAAAGTTGGTCAAGTAATGTCAGCCCGCATAAAGGACAGGTGCCGCAAGCCCCAGGAACCCAAGGAAGGTGATTCTACCACCAATAAAGAAAAAGAACAGCGTTGTCCTGAATGTGGCTCCTTAGCAATTTGGAAATGGGTAAACGGTAAATTTTATGAGTGTAAAGGATGTAAGTGGGAATGGAATAATCCAAAATAAACATAGCTTTTTTAGTTACATGTAGTATATTATAGGTATGAAACATGCAGATTCATTCAAAATTCGAAAATAATATAATCCGGTTAGGGCCAATTCCGCGCCCGTTTGATAGGTTCCTGCATGTACCTGTCATGAAAGCCGGAGTACAAATAAAAATTTTATGGCAGTTGTTAACGTCCACAATTCAGTAGATAATGATTATTTCGCAGACGATCTACCTGCGGCTATTGAAGTTGCAAGAGACAGGGTGTCGAATGGAAAAGAATATGTTGAAATTTGGCAGAAAGTAAAAGTTGTTAAAGCAAAAGCGGCCCCTGTTGTAGTTGAAGATGTTGATTAAATTTAACACCTAATAAAGGAATATAAGTGGGAAAGAGATTGACTTTTAATATTCCATATGTTATTTTTATATACATGATCAGGCAAATTCCAAGAAAATTATTGTTGTATTAACGTTTAAAATAAACGTCCAGTAAGCACTCGCTGAACCGTTGGTATTTCTTGCCTGATCTGCCGACGGGCTGGACTTATTTATGGAGGTTTTATATGCCTAAATATATAATTTCGTGGAATGCCGGATACGGTAAAGATTATGATACTGTTGAAGCTGAAACAGAAGAGAAAGCATGTGAAGAAGCTTATGAGCGGTGGAAAGAGGATGTTGAATCACAAGCGGAATACGGCGTAGAATGTGAATGGTCTAAAGAAAAAGCTGAAGAATTTGAGGTTGAATAATTAATGAAATGGTTTAAGCACCTCGTAGGGTCTACAAGTGACCCTGATTTAATGGAATCTGAAACTTTGTTTAAGTCTGATGGGACATATGTGTTCTGGAGAGTTTTGGAAATATTATCAAGAGAAGATGTGTTTCAAGAACCACTTGTAATAAATTTTGCAACATTTCACTTGTGGTTTCCAGCTATTTCTAAGAAAAAACTGATCAAAGTTTTAGATTTTTTTAACAAAAAAAAGAGAATTTTATATCATTTTGAAGATGAAAATATTTCAATATTCTGTGATAAACTATTAGTTATATCAAGCGATTACGCTGCAAAACTCCAGAAAAAACCAAAAAAAGTTTGTAAAATATCCACCTTAGAAGTAAGAAGTAAGAATAAGAAAGAGAAGAAGAATAAAGATAAAGATATATATAGAAAGTTCGATCATTTAAAAATAACCAACACAGAATTTGCAAAATTAAATGAGACTTATACGAAACAACAAATTGATGATGTTATATCAAGAATTCAAAACCACCGGAGAAACACCAACTATAAGAGCTTGTATTTAACAGCTAATAACTGGCTAAAAGACGATATCAAAAAACAGCAACCTAAAAGACACGGTGTAATAAAAAAAGATGGGAGTATGTGGGGTGACTGAAAAAGAATTTCATATGCAATGTGGAATCATATGTGACTATCTAAATATGTCACTAAATGAAACTTGGTTGAATGAACATTACTATCCAAGCTTGAAACACTTATCCTTTCAGCAATTTTCAAAGGTTGTTAACTGGCTAAAGCACCATATCGATAACAACTTTCCCAAGTTTCCAGCACTGAAAGACTTTTACAGTGCTATTGCAGAAACTAAAAGCCGTAAAGTGGATATAAAGCCCATTAAATCAAATAAGGTTAGTCCATATAACAAAATGGTTTTTGAGCGTTTAAAGCGTGGTTGGAAGATAATGGACCAAATACGTAACTTTGTTCTCAGGGAGTATGCTACAAGGACAGCACAAAAATTTTGGCACGAAGACGGTAGAGTCACAATGAAATGGACTGTTGATCAAGATTATATGAGAGATTTTTACAGAAATAAAATAACTAATAATAAAATTTACGATACTACCACTAAAGGTTGGGTAGATAAAATAGATAACTTTGATAAAAATAAATTTTTTGATCCT